CTAAGAGCCGAAAGCAGATACAGCTCAAGAAGCGGTCGCGTCGTCTGGTGCCTGCGAAGCATACCGGGGCACCGTTCTACGACGATCTTTATTGCCCGAAGGCCACGCCGGAGGAGAATCTGGAGTGGCGATTGCGGTTGCGGACTGCGGCGATGCGGGACGCGGGGTTGCAGCGGGATCTGAAGCAGGCCGCGTTCGACGATGTGCTTTGGTGGTTCAACGCCATGTGCTGGTGTTTCGAGCCGCGAAGTGCACAGAAGATCCGGCCGTTCTGCACCTGGCCGCACCAGGACCCGGCGATTCTGGCGATGGACAAGGCCATCTCCGACGCGGAGATCGCGGAGGCCCCGATCGATCTGGTGGTCGATAAGAGCCGCGGGCAGGGGGCGACGTGGATGTACCTGTTGATCTTCCTGCGGCGGTGGCTGCGGGACCCGATGTTCTCTGCCGGGCTGGTCACGCGGACGGAGGCGTTGGTCGACAGCCTCCGGGACCCGGACACGCTGATGTGGAAGGTCGTTTGGGAGTTGGACATGCTCCCCTGCTGGATGCTGCCCGAGGGGTTGGACCTGGCGAAGAACCGGAACGTCTCGGAGCACTCGCTTTCCAACCCGGACAATGGGGCGAGCATCGTCGGCTATTCGGCGACCGGCGACGTGGCCCGGGGCGGCCGGAAGTCGGTCTTTGCGATGGACGAGTTGGCGGCGTTCAAGCCCGGGGACGATTACGCGGCGCTGGACTCGACGCAACACGTGACGAATTGCCGGTTTCTGGTCTCGACGTTCCTGGGCGATGCCGGGGCCTACTACGAGTCGGCCACGCAAGACAACAATGCCGTCAAGGTTGTGATGGACTGGAAGGACAATCCGACGCAGAACTCAAAGCTGTATCGGCTGCTGGGCACGTCAATCTTTGAGGCCAACCCGGAACAGGGCAGGCTGGGGGTCTCGGAAATGAAGATCATCAAGGAGCAACACAAGAAGCTCCGCCGTCGCGGGTTCAAGACCGAGAACAAGTTGCGGAACATCTGGTACAACGCACAGTGTTTGCGGCCCGGGGCCACGCCGCGGGGTATCGCCCAGGAGTTGGACCGGGACCCGAAGGGGTCGGTGGCCAAGGTCTTTGACACGGAGACGATCAACGAGGCAAAGGTTAAGTTTGCCGAGATGCCGTTGCTGCGGGGGAACCTGGTCTACGATCCCGAGACGGCCCGGGTGCGGGCACCCTACGTCACGGATTCGGATGCGGGCGATCTGAAGCTGTGGATACACCCGGGGCTCGACGGCGAGATGCCTCCCGGGCTGTATGTCGTCGGTGCGGACGTGTCGGCCGGGACCGGCGGGGACTTCTCCAGCAATTCGGTTGCGTGCGTAATCGACAAGATGAGCGGCGAACAGGTGGCCGAGTGGGCAAGCAACTGCACGCCGCCGATCAAGTTTGCCTACTTGTTGGCCGCACTGGGCCGCTGGTTCCACGAGGCGGAACTGATCGTCGAGGCCAACTTCGCCGGCGCGGCGATGAAGATCCTGGTCGAGGAGATTGTCTACCAGAACCTGTACTACCGGGAGGTCGAAATCGAGGGGGACCACACCAAGACCGCCAAGGCCGGGTACTGGCTGGCAAAGGATGAGGCCAAGCTGAGGCTGTTCGAGACGATGCAGGAGGCGATTGCCGAGGAGGCCTTCACGCCCCGCAGCCAGGCAATGCTGGAGGAGTGTCCCGAATACGAGTATCGCGGCGGCAAGATCGTCCACGTCGGCTCCACCCGCACCGACGACGAGGGCAGCAAGGGCAAGGCCCATGGGGACCGGGTAATCGCCGCTTGCCTGGCCTGGCACCTCTGCGAAGACGGCCCCCTGATTGACGACGAGGAAGTCCCGATCCACGCCCCGCCGGGTTCGATGGCTGCACGGTTACAGGAGCACGATGAGAAGAATAGGCAAGATGGGGACCCGTGGGAGATCACCGCAATAGATGTCTTCGACGGGCCGCTGGTGGGTGCCGGGGACCCCTGGTATTGACACAATACCGGACACAGCGTAACAATAGAGAACAGAGAACCTGGGCACTTTGGCCTAGATGACACAACTCAGCCCGCAAAAGCCGGCCCGGCCAGGCCGGTGATTAGCATATCGAACCCCGCAGGACTGCACGTGCAGGCGGTCTTGCGGGGTTTTTTTGTGGGCTGAGCCTATCACGGCGAGATCGGATGATCGACCTGGGCCGACAGAGCGACATCGACCGCCTCTACACGGCGGTCAACCACAGCCGGGAGGCGATGCGGCCGTTCCGGCAGAACCGGCAACGGATGCTGGAGCAATACGTCGGCTCGTACTACTCCGACAAGGGCGCCCGGTATGAGGTCCTGGTCAACCTGCTGAACATGACGGCCGAGGTCTACACGATCGGTCTGGCCGCCAACAACCCGCGGGTCCACGTGACGACCGGACAGCGGGAGCTTTGGCCCTTCGCGTGGCGGTGGCAGCAGACGCTCAACAACCAGATCGAGGAAATCCGCTTCAACGAGACCATGCAGCGGGTCATCCTCGATGCCTTCTTCGTCGGCGGGGCGGTCAAGGTCTTCCAGGCGGAGTGGGGACCGGTGCAACTCGAAGACGACGTATGGGCCGATCCGGGCCGCCCCTACGTGGGCCACATCTCGTTCGACGACTTCGGGTTGGACATGACGGTGAAGGATCGCCGCCGGTGCAAGTTCATGTGGGATGAGTACCGGGTTTCCTGGGCGTCGGTGCAGGACAACCCCGACTACGACCAGTCCGTGGTCAAGTTGATGACGCCGACCACCAAATACGACCGCGGCGAACAATACGCTCAGGAGATCGGCACCGGCGCACTGACCGACGACGACGAATACGAGCCGCAAACCGACCTGATGGACGTGTGGCTGCCGGAACTGAACGCCGTCGGTGTCTTCCCGCGGCAGATCCAAAGCAAGCCGTTGAAGCTGGTCGAGGCCGGGCCGGAGGGCGGGCCGTACAAGTTCCTCGCCTTGGCCGACGTGCCCGACAACGCAATGCCCTCTTCGCCGGCGCAGAACCTTTTGGGGCTGCATTTGCTCTACAACGGGCTGATGCGGAAGCAGGCCCGGCAGGCCAAGCGGCAGAAGACCAACCCGCTGTACCGGCCGCAGTCCGAGGCAGACGCCAACCGCGCCAAAAGGGTCAATGACGGCGAATGGGTGAAGGTTGCCGATCCGAAGGGGATCGACGTGCTGCAACAGGGTGGCGTCGATCAGGCCAACACGGCTTTCTCGCTGGGCGTGCTCGATCTGTTCGGCCGGCAGGCGGGCAATCTGGAAGCGATGGCCGGCTTGGGACCGCAGGCCAACACGGTCGGACAGGAGGAGTTGATCCATCAGGCCGTCTCCCGCAAAGAAGCCAAGATGCAACAGCGGGTGCATCGCTTTGTTAGCGACGTGGTTGGCTGCCTGGGGCACCTGATGTGGGCCGACGAAGTGCTCCAAGTACCTTCCAGCACGCCCTTCCGCGAAGGCAGTTCTGTACGGATCGACACCTCCTGGACGCCCGAACTGCGGGAAGGCGACTTCTGGCAGTACGGTTTTGAGGTCGAACCCTACTCGATGAACTACGAATCGCCCGAGGCGAAGTTGATGAAGCTGGAGCGGGCGATGGACCGTCTGGCCCAACTCTACCCGATCATCGAGCGCAACGGCGGCAGTATCGACGTGGAGCGGATGCAAAAGGACTACGCGGACCTGTTGGGCATCCCGCAATTGGAGAACTGGATTACCTACGGTGTGCCCGAGCCTCCGCCGGGGATGCAGCAGCAGTCGGAGGGCCGGATGGCGCCGGAGACGACCCGCAACTACGTCCGTCGCAACGTCGCCACCGGGGGCACGCCGCAGAACCGTTCTTCGGTCCTGCAACAAGCACTCTTAGGCGGCGGGCAGAACACGTCACAGCAAACAGCCACCATGGCGAGGGCGGCCGGATGAGCATGAAGGTCGGCTATAGCTGGAACGGAAAGAAATTGAGCCGTGCCGAATTCTTGCGGCGACGGATCGAGGGCAGTTCCGGCGTGCCGGTGGTGCGCCAGGCAATTACCAGCGGGAAGCCATTGGAATCGCTGGCGATGTCCTGCCACCGTTCGCAGGTCGGTGAATACAACGCTTTCTGTTGCAAGCACGGTATCACCGGGGCCTATTACAGGTCCGACGGGACGTGTGTGCTCGAATCGCGGCAGGCCCGCAACCAACTGATGAAGGCCCGCGGGCTTCACGACAACGACGCCGGATACGGCGACTACGCAGGCAAATAAGGAGACTAACCATGTCCGATGCAGACCTTTTGACCGAAGACGGCAAGTTCGACGTGGAAACTGCCACGCAGTTTCTCGACGACTTCGAGGCCGCCAACCGGCCCGTAGAAATCGAACAGCCGGAAAAGCCGGACGGCAAAGAAAAAACCCCCGGACGGCAGCGCGACGAGAAGGGCCGTTTTCAGGCCGCTGCCGACGAGAACGAAACAGACGCTTCCGCCGACGAAGGCAATGCGGAAGCCGACGATACCGCTGCCGGTGATAAAGCCGGTGGTGACGAATGGGCGGCCACTGACGAAGCCAAGGAGTTGCTTAGCTCCTTGGAAATCTCCGAGGACGAGGCCCGTGAGTTTTCCGGGCTGGAGGAGCTGCAACGCCACGCCAAGCTGTTGGACAAGCGGTTCTACGAGGAGGGAAAGCAGGCCGCCGAAGCAAGCCTCAAGCAAGGCGAAGAAGAGAAACCCGCCAAGCAAGAGGCTAAGGAAACCGGACAAGACAAGTCCGATGAAGAGGCCGGCTTCAAGTCGAAGCTGGACCCCGATGAGTTTGATGAGAATGTTATCGGGGAGTTCGAGCGGGTAGGCACGCATGTCGAAGAGCGAATTGCCCGCTACGAGAAGCGGCTGGAGGAAATGGAATCGCGGTACAAGGAGTTGATCGGCCGGGAGGCTCGCAAGTCGTTCGACATGATCTGCGACTCTCTCGATCAAGACAAACTTCTCGGTTCTGCGGATTCCCCTAACCGTGAGGCCCGCGACAAGCTCCACGACGCCGTGGAGACCTTCACTGCGGGTCTAAAAGCGAGAGGGAAGCCGGCGGACGTTACGCCGGCACTGGTCAAGCGGGCTCTGAATGTAGAGTTCGCCGAAGAAATCGAAAAACAGCGCCGAGACTCCTTTGCCAAGACGGTTCGCAAGCAATCCAGCCGCAAGCTGGGCGGCGGCGGCACCAGGCCGGCGGATCGCAGTGACCAGGTTTGGAAGGGGGACCCGACTCGGGACCCCGTTCTGTTGGCCGCTCACGCGGAGATGGAGAAGGAGAGCGGCGCGCGAGCATAGGAGTAGCCGATCATGGCACTTTATCACGATCAAGTCGATGATTTTGTTCTACTGACGCTTGAACGCTTCAGACGGAACCAGATGATCGACATCTCGTTGCCCTTGCAGCGCTATCACTGGGCGTCGAGATGGTTCAAGAGAAAGAAGCGCCCCGAGCGGGGCGGTACGCAGTTGAACTGGAAGCTGCGCACCGGCAACCAGGGCACCGCGAAAAACAGCGGGCTCTATGCGGTTGACGACACCAACCGCGTCAACGTGATGACCGAGGCCAAGCAGAAGTGGTCGAAGCAGACGGTCAACTACATCTACGACATCGACGAGGCGGCGTTCCAGTCGGGCCCCGAGCGGATCATCGAAGAGATGATGATTAACGAGCAGGGCTTGATGAACGACTTCGTTGTGCTCATGGAGGAGCAGATGTGGACCGCTCCGGCCTCTTCCACGGACGATCCCCGGCCGCCCAGCGGTATCCCCTTCTGGCTCCAGAAAAACGCCACGTTGGGTTTCAATGGCGGCGATCCGTCGGGCTTCACCAGCGGGGCCGGGGACATTGCCACCGGGACCTACGACAAGTGGAAGAACTACACCGGGACCTATGCAGCCGTCTCTCGCGACGACCTGATCGAGAAGGTCGTCAACGCGATGGATTACTGCGACTTCACGCCGCCGGCTGAGTACCCGGAGATTGGTGGCGGGCCGCCGGACTGGGGGATGTATACCTGGCATGAGGTGATTGCCACGATGCGGCGCCAACTGCAAGCGCAGAACGACAACCTGGGTGATGACGTGGCCCGACACTCGGGTACGGTTTACATCCGCAACGTGCCGGTGATCTGGGTCCCCGCGCTGGATAACAGCGAATCGGGCGCCTACGACAGTTACAAGCCGTTCTACGGGATCAACTGGAAGAAGTTTGAATACTTCTTCAAGTCGGGCCGGAACATGGTCAAGCACCCGCCCAAGGTGGCTGCCACACAGCACACCGTCCGCGAACGGCACATGGACAACTGGGGTAACTTCGTCTGTTACGACCGGCGCCAGGGAGGTTTCGTCTTCTACGATTCGACCGTGTAATCGCGTCGTACCGGGGAGGACTTTGATTGAATACTTGCCTTTTTACAAGGAAAACAAGCGATGGGTGATTTTCTCAGAAAACACGAAGACCTACTAGGTCGTGGGCTCACCTACGACCTGTGGAAAAACTTCCCGGCGCACGAGATTCTCGTGGGGAAGGATGCGAACGTCGGGGTCGGGGTCATGCTGGACCCCGTTGCGCCGCCGTATGCGGGTGCGAACGCCGGGGCGGTTCTCGGCGGTAATGGTGTTCGGTGTTTCACCGACACTACCGCGATCATCAGCGGCCTGACCCACGCGCAGTACAGCGGCGGTCACGGGATGCGGATGTTCACTTCCGCCGATAACGAAGCGGCGGAGGTTCAGTGGTGTTGCGGCGGCGAGCCGTTCGTCATTTCCGACGCGGCGGCCGATCTCAGGGAACTCGTGATGGAGTGGAGCTTCCGCCTTTCCACGATCACGACGAACGAGCTTGGCCTGTTCATGGGCCTCGCCGGCGTTCACGCGATGGACGGCGACTTCCTGGTGGACAATGTTCCGAGTGCTGCCACGCCCGGTGTTGCGGACATCGACATGATCGGTTTCTTCATGGATCATGCCGATACGTCGGGCCTGGACATCATCTACCAGGTTGCCGGACAGGATGCGGTTACACATGAAGCCGCCTGGAAGACGCTGGCCATCGACACCTGGTACAACATCGGGCTTCGCTATCGCCCCAAGGTCAAGAAGCTCGACATCTACTGGGGAACGGGGGATCGCACCACCAAGCTGGCGATCGACGACAACCCCATTGTCTCGACGGACATCGACGACACCACCTTCCCCGATGGCCAGGGGCTTGCCCCGACGTTCGCCATCAAGGGTGGCACGGCGGACGACGAGACCCTCGACATCCGCGCAATGGCCTGCGCCCAGCGGGCCTACGGCGCCGATTGACAAACCGCAACAGCACGCGGCACGGGAGGACACCAATTCCGTATGACCGGCCGCCCATGTCGCGTGTGTTTTTTATTTTCCCCCTTTTTTTCAAGGAGCGACAAAATGGAATGGATGATGATTATGGAGATCATCGACAAGGTGATCGCGGCCATCCAGGAGTGCATGGAGAACCGGAGCCCCGACGAGATCCGGGCCGGGTTGCTGAAGCCCGGAATCCTCGAAGTGGTTGTCTTCCGCCGGGTGCTTCGCAAGCAAGGTCTCCGCGGTGCCGAACTACGCGGTGCGATGCGAGAGGGCTTCACCCAACTACAGGCCCTTGGGGCTGAGGGTGTTGACGCATTGCTGGAGGAAGCGGCCAACCCGTAGACCTTCAGCGGTTTTCGTTTTTCCCAACAAGGAGACAGACCCATGCGTAAACTGATTTTGGCGGTGGCCCTGCTGCTGCCGGCCTCGATGATCGGGGCGGGCGTGACGATCGACGGCCCCGATTCGCTGGAGGTGAAAGAGGCCGATCTGTTCTACGTTGAAGGGCTTACGATCGAGGAGTTCAAGCAGTGCGCCGCCTACGTTCGCCCCGAAGAAAACAAACCGCAGGTGCTTGTGCTGCAGACGGTCAACAACCTGCCGGTGCTCTACATCAAGGGCCGCTCGGCCGGCACGTTCGACGTGATTCTCGACGTGAACCTGCCCGATCGCTATGAACTCGTCTTTCACGGGTTGACGATCGGAGGCGGCGACGAAGATGACGAAAACCCTCCGTCGCCGGGGCAGACGTGGGAGATCGTGATCGTCCACGAGACGAACGATCGCGACAACTTGCCCCGGGCGCAACAGGTGATGCTCGGCAGTCTGGCCTTCCGCGATCGCCTGACGGAGGCCGGGCACAAGCTGATCGGGATCGTGGACCAGCACACCACGGGGGCCGACGACCGTGCCCCG